GTTCCGCTCTTAGTCCACGACTGCATCGTTTCTAAGTCCGGCTTTTCATCGTACTCTACTATTTCAAAGAACATGCCTTCGTCATTAGGCACATCATCAATGTGCATTACGTTGTATGTATCACTCATATATCGCATCTTGTCCCGAATCATACGACCCTTCATCTTCATCAACATACAAATCCATTGTTATCTGTGCATCATCACCAAAGTCTGTATCAATGTACGTCACTACGCATTCGACACCTTCATCCGTTATGTACTCAGCCCAATCGCCTTCCTTACCAATGTCAACCGCACTAATCATATCTACAATATCTCTGTAAATATCATCACGTAACTCCTCGTTACATTCTATTGTGTAGTTTCTAACGTCTACAGTAGATTCCTGTACGTTGTACACATATTTTTTATTACTCATAGTCACCCCCTTAGTGAATTACTTCTTCGTTAACGACACGCTCAATCATTGCATCCTGCTTTTCTTTAAGCTGTTGCGGAGTCAATGCCTCCATCTGTCCAGTGTCTGTCCTGTGTTGATTCCATTCTTCGTACCAGTCAACCCTCTCGGACACATCCTTTACCATGTCAGCTACGAATTCCTTATCGGTACGTAACATCATGTGGCAAACGAACGCTGTGAACATGTCATACCACACACCGCTTGGATGATATCCCCTCTCGGTTATCTCTTCCATGCCTACAAGATTAACGAAATGATTCGTTGCCTCCCATATTCTTTCGTATGTTTCTACACTCTCTTCTAATCCAACATCGCTTGAGCCTATAGTCTCAGCAATTTTGTTTAAGAAGTCTTTTTCTTTCTTACTCATATGTATCTCCTTCATGTATTGTAAGTGTTATTATATTCATGTCAACGCAATGTTTAATCACGTTTACACATCCTCCAAGAACCTGTCACCATAAGCCTCTACAGCCTCGATAGCTTGGTCAACCGAGTTCAAGGATATACCAATCTGTATGTATCCATGATCAGGCAGACAAGCAAGCAAGTCCCTCGTATTGTACAAATTTTGTACCGCTTGCTCATGTATCTTCTTATGATCTTCACGTTCACCTAAGTCTGTATCGTACTCTTCACTCATGCTACCCCCTGTCATAATGTGCCTCTAATAAAGCGTTGTACAATCCAATCAAGCACACACCTAGTCCGACACCTGATGCAAATAGGATGTACAAATCAAAGCCTGCTACGTCATAAGACAAGTGCAATGCATATTGATAAGCCAACCCAGTGAATGCAACAATTCCCATAGCTGTTGCCACTATTACTATAATGTTTAACATTATTGTTTCTCCTCTTTATCTACAGGATACACATTGACTTGCATACCCTCGTCTGTTTGTAACACCTCAACCTTAAGAGTCTGCCCCTCTTTAAGTTTAGGTTGTTCTTCTTCAATGGCTAGTTTAATAGCCATGTTTACACGTTCCTGAATACTATATTTCATAATTTTTTTCCTTGTATATGTAGTAGGTATATTCATATACATTCATATACCCTACTACTTATCCTCCAGTGCAAATCCTGTCCAGTCCTTGCCTTCCGTTTGATGCTCATATATTTCTATAGTCGTAGCCATCTGATCTTCCATCGTGTCTCTGCCACTTGACATCGCATTCGTAGTGGGGAAGTACACACAGCCATGTCTCATGTGATAAGGCAACTCAATAGGTCTACCATATCCACTTGACCAACCACCCTCTGCCTTCGGCTCTGTCTCTGTCAATGCAAAGCATATCTTACGTAGCATGGATGGATGTACCATTGCATAAGCACATCTGTCTATGTCCAATGGCTGACCTGCCTTCTTGATAGGAAACTCGATGAGGAATTTGCCACTGCCTTGTGATGCATTTGTGTATTCACATAATGTAATGGCACATGACATCCCTGCATCCTCAAGCTTGTCTATCAGCGAGAGTATGCTTGCACCTCTTCGCATCATTGTGTCCTCTTCTACATTTGCAGATGTACTCAAGTTGACCTTGAACTCCACAACTCTGCCCATTGACGACTCATTGCCTAGAGGTGACATCATGTGTGATGGGCAACCTGATACATACAGAGGGATGTTAGGCATGTAACCGGCTACATCATAGTCAAACGAGGGCAGTCTCTCAAAGGACGTAGCATTGTGAGCCATGTCCAATTCATCTGACATGCGTTCTCGTCCTTCTTTCCACCCAAATTCTGCAAGCTTTATTGCCTCATCTAAAGACACGTTGCCACTCCAACTATCAGGTGCATCTTGTGATGCTCTCCTACCCTTCCACACAGGTACTGATTCATCAGTCACATGTCGTAACACATGGTCAAAAGAATCGAAACTTTGTACAAAACTAGCCATAATTTTCTCCTTGTTTAAACGCTGTTATACCTTAGCCTCGGTACGAATCCTCTTCACAGTCTCATCGTCCAAGCCACCAAACACATACTCACTAAGCACACTCTCCATGTCACATCCATCAAGCAATGCACGTCCACCTTTCAGGCTTGCTCTAGGTGATATGACACAACGTATCTTCATTTCATCCTTTGCCTTACGTAGTTTCTGCACAATCTTCGTGAAGTTTCTATCAGGACTGATAAGCAACTCAAGTTTCTCATCATAGTCAAGGCTGATCACCGGCTTGAACCTGTCAATGGTTGCACCATCTAGCTGATTCCTACCAACGTACTCCCTGTCTGCACCTCTGCCATATGTATTGGCACATGCTATCAAGCGGAAGTTCGGGTGTTTCTCGACCACTCCACATGGGAAGTCAGCTACATCATTCTCCATTGATGCATTCAGAGCCACCAGTGCTTGAGGATTTGAACCATCGATCTCATCGAATAGGAACAAGCCACCATCACGAAAGCATTTGACGAATGAGGACTCAACGTAGTTGCCATTAGCATCCATGTATCCTCTTACCTCGTAAGCTTGGAACATAGCACCGGACATACCGAATTGGTAATCATCTTGCTCAAAGGCTTTGCCTAGCATGCCAGTCAACTGAGTAGCCATCGTGGTCTTACCACTACCTGCACCACCTACAAGCAACACATTGTCACCACGTATCAAGGCTTTGAGTACCTGTGGCAACTTCTCATGCATTGTCTGCTCACCAAATTCGATCTTGCCTTTAGGCTTTTTGATCTCAATGGTAGTCTTGCCACCGCCATGCTCATCAATCAATCTTTTGATTGTCTCCTCATCAACACCATCATGCATGCCATCGCTCAAGGTCGGATGAACCTTTTTGATGATATCAACGATCTCCTTTTCAAGAGCATTCTTAGGCTCATACTCTTCGAGAACTTCAGGCATTCCTACCTCATCACCTGCACCATCTGCATCATCTGCATCATCGTCAGCATCATCACCGGCATCACCGGCATCAACACCATCATCATCATCAGCATCAACCGCACCATCAGTAGGCTCATCACCTGTTGAGTCGTGATCGTTATCACTTTTGATCTCAGCGATGTCGATATTGTTATACAACTCGATGAGTTCTACATCGGACATTTGACTAGCACGTTTGCCATAGGCAACAGCCAATCGTTTGAGGATGTTGCGTTCACCGCTAGTGAGTTCATCCAATGTGCAAGGGAATCCGAACATTGCTTTAGCACTCTCAGCAATATTAATTATCATATCTACATTCATAACTATCTCCAGTTAAACTGCGTTTAAACAACGAACAGACTATCAGTCTGCTCACAAGCAGGACATGGTGCAGTATCCATGTCTAGCATAAGTACGTTCTTACGACTTGTACGAAAGTGAAAGTCACAACTACCACAGCATACCTTCAGCATCCTAGTGGATTGTTTCTTCGTAAAGTCAATGTCGATTGAGCCATGCGGATAGTCTCCCAAGAGACTAAGCACATCCTGTATCTGTAAGGTCAAGCGTTCACCGGCATTAGTAGCTGTAAGCTTGCCCTCAAGTCCGATTCCTCTCGCTAAGCGAGCAAATCTACCTTTGTGTCCACTCTCCATCCTATCCACTACATGAACAAGTTCATGTGCCAATACCTCCAATGCTTGAAGTCCATCATCAATCACCGGATTGATAAACACCTCGAAGTGATTATCACTTGATGCCTCTGCATTGATGCAGACACCGGCTACCTTCCCACCTCGGTGACGAGGGGCATATCCGACAGACACTCTGTAGAGTGGCATGTCATGCCAATGATTATTGCTTTCAGCAAATGTGGCGATCATCTGATCAGCACCTTCGGTGAGCCAAGCCTCACGATCTGTATAATTTTCCATCATATTTCTCCAGTTGTTTTAGTTTAAATACTCCCTTCACTTAAGTTCAGGGAGTAGTTTAAACAAAGGGTTATTAGCAAGCCTCTACGAGACCGCCGTTCAAATCAGCAAGGTGAAACCCTGCATCATCCCATGTGAACTTATAGTTCACTATAGGGTTAATCTTCCATTCAAGCAGATGCTTGAATTCATCACCTGACACATGACCTGCACTGAGGTAGATGCCATCCTTCGTCTTACGAAGGCACAAGTCCTCATATGCTGAGTCACACAGAGCAAATTCATCGGCTCGGTAGTAGACTTCGCCCATCACTTCCCCTATCAAGTACAACTGATCTTCATCAGTCCTGTCCCACAGTCGGAGCAGAGTGAAACCTCTGCCATCATCTGCCGGCATCATCAAAGGGTAGCCATCGACAAACAGCCATCCATTCTCGACACTGTCATTGCCACAGACGAAGGGCAAGCCCTTTATGTAGGCATCTGCCATCCTCTCTCGTGGCGAGCAAACACTGCCATTCGGTCGGTGAGTTATTACATTTTCCATATCATTCTCCAGTTGTGAGGTCTTTAGACCTCGTTAAGCAAAATAACCAGTGTCAGGATATTCTATCCTGTGGTCACCCAGTTCCTCGTCATAGCTTGCATAATCCTCATCAGCCTCATTTACTTCGTAAATTCGTGCATCCGCAAGATCACACTCACAATCCATGTACCTCCAAAAAGGCTCATCAGCAGAGTAGCAATCCAAGAGTTTCAGGCGCAGTCTTTCAGACTCACGCACAACTCTTGTAGCTAATCCGTTCTCTTTAAGAAAGGTGTTAACCTTTCTCATGTAGTAGTTAGACGTAACCCTGAAAGGGCTGAGCGTAACTACATCACCTCTCACTCTAGCTACGTAGCGACCATTGATCGCCATATAGTTTCCGCTACCAGTATCTTCGTAATCAATCATTCGTTTCTCCAGTTGTTGTTTGGGGGATATGGTTTAAACCCCCTTCACTACGTTCAGGGGGTTTTAAACCTATCCTCCTACCATTTCAGCCACCATTCTAGTTCATGGACATTATGCCTGTCAACTCGTAGGTGAATGTGGGGTTGCCGAAGGAATCGTATTGATCTACGAAAAGGTATGGTTTACCATACCTCTATGACAGATCAAAAGACAAAGAATCCCATAGGTACACTAAGCGTCAAAGAACGCTTATTTGCTAGGTATAAGGCTAAAGGCTATTCCAATGGCAAGAGTGCCGAGTTAGCAGGTTACAAGGCAGGAACTAGCGCAGACAAGCAAGGCTACCGGTTGTCCAAAAAAGCTGATATACAAGACGAAGTCTCTAGGATATTGGCAGAGCAAGAGACAAGAAGTCTCATTGACAGGGAATCCCACCTTGATCAGTTAGCAAAGCTACGAGATAAAGCCGTTGATACAGGGCAGATAGGCTCAGCAGTAACTGCTGAACACTACAGAGGAAAGGTAGCCAACTTATATACAGAGAGACTAGAAGTCTCAGACACTAATAAGGAAACCTCAGATGAGATAATGCTACGCATCAGTAAACTCCTTGGCAAAGATTCAGAGGATAAGGATAAATCCTTACACTAAGCTGTTTAAACTCCACTGAACTGTAGCATGTAGTCATACCAGAGTGTTTACACTCTTTCCTGTAGGACTAGGCACGCAGTTCCGCACCCCCACCCCCCCTGTACACAAGCGGGACTCCGCCCACACACATATACATACTGTTCCAAATAATTACACAGTAAAAAATGAGTTTTATTTAACAAAGCATTTACATACCCCTACCCCCCTAGTTCAGATAAACGCTCTAGGTTCATATGGCTAGAAAAATTTTGCAAAAAAAATGGAGGTGAGGCTAGTCTTATTGCTCATAGGGTGATCAAACTAGCCTCTAGGGTGTGGACTGGATGTTTAGAGTGTAAGACAGTCCTCTGGAGATACCCTTGCACTCAAGTATATAGAGTTGTAACATGGTTTACAATAATACGTATGGGCATATCAAAGAAACAACTTGATAAGGTTATGAGTCAGCTTACAGAAGATAAGCTTGCTTTACTGAATGAACCTCAAAGAAAAGAACTAGACAACCTTGTGGTAGGTTTAGAGAAAGCTGTAATAAGAGAACGATCTCAAGATAGCTTTTTAGACTTTGCCGATACTGTATGGCAAGAATTCATGTGCGGTTCTCATCATAAGAAGATGGCGGATGCTTTCACACGTGTAGCTAATGGCGAATGTAAACGCCTGATGATAAATATGCCACCAAGGTTTGGTAAGTCACAGTTAACATCGTGGTTACTACCTGCATGGATAGTTGGTAGACAACCTCATAAGAAGATTATCATGGCTTCTCATACTGCGGAACTATCTCTGCGCTTTGGTCGTATGGTCCGTAACTTAATAGATAGCGAGGACTATCAGGATATATTTCCAGACGTAACTTTAAATCTCGATTCTAAAGCTGCGGG